AGAGCAGGCAAAGACCTTGACAAGCATGGGTTATCTCGTAACCGTTTTCGGCATGTTCATGAGAACCACCTGGGGTGTAGCTGCAGCTCAGCAAGTTTATGCGGTGGCTACGGCCATCGCTGCGAAGATCACCTGGGTGCTTAACGCTGCCTTAGCCATGAAAATCGCTTTGCTCACGTTAGGTATAGGCTTAGTGGTTGCCACTGCTGCGTATATGGCTTGGCTTGCCCAGACAACCCGTGAGGCTGCAGACGCCCAAATGGAGTACAATGAGAGCCTTAGACAAAGGGAGGCTGCTATGGGTAGAAGAGCTGAAGAGGAACGTTACGAGTACATCACAAGACGGGGCTATTAGGGATGATCCATGCCATTCCACAGAGCTGCGATATTTGTGTTTTGGCCGGCTGAGGCAATAGGAGGGTTGGGAGTAGTGGAAGGCTACCCATATTGCAAGGCTGAAATCTTCCGAGGAGTCAAGCACTTCGATGATGTGTTTGTAGCGGCAGCTGGAAAGTGGTCAGCAGCGGGTGGAAATCTAACCACTGATGGTAAGATCGGCACCTTAACAATAGTCTCTCCCAACACGTATGCTTACATATCCAGGAGTTGGAGTTTCAGCTCAGCAACTTATCGTTATGTGGTTGTTAAATGCACGGAGTTAACGGGGACAAGGTGGCGTCTTGAACTCTTGTTGGATGGGGTGATTAAGGCTTACGTGGAGTACACGGACACGGGACTAAAAACCTTCGACATACAAGGCTACCCATACTCTGGCGACATCGACGAGGTTAGGCTTATTGTGTACGGCTCTGGCGGACAGCTCGCCAAGTTTGACTACATTAAGATCTGCGAGAAAACAGTACTTACGCCAGCCGACGGGTCCACTATCTTCGATGTTATAGACGCCACGGTTTATTTGGCGGTCACTGAGGAAGTTGGCTCCTTTAACCTCCTACTGCAAAACTGGGCTGCGGCGTACACGGATCAAATTAGTGTTGGAGACCTTATCGAAATCGCCATGACGAGAGGTACTGACCCATTTTATAAGGTGATGAAAGCACGCATAGAATCGGTCACTAAAATGGTTGAAGCCTCAAGGCGTGGCATGCTTCATTATCTGCGTTTAAAGGGCAGGGACCTCGGGGCGGAGCTGTTTAACCGTGTGGTTACTAAACGTTACGTGAATCAAGAGGGCTCCGCCATCGTAAAAGATGTACTGGCTAATTTCACCCCGTTAGAAAGCGTTGGTGTAGAAACTACGAACAGCACCTATGCAGAGGAGGAATATGAGAACAAGCCTGCTTGGGAAATCGTGAAGCATATAGCGGAGACCGCTAAGAACGCCAGCAATGTCGTAGGCTACGACCTCAAATGCGAGGAAGGCGACCTGAAATTCTTCGAGAGGCAGAAATACACCAGCGCCGTGAACATTGATGAGCTCATGGAGCTTTTAGAGTTTGAGACCGCCATCGAGAGAGTCCGCAACAAGATTTATGTTTATGGGGAAGCGAGCAAGCCGTTCCCATTAGATGAGGATGAGTGGACAGAGTCCGATGCGTATAATGTTCGTAGCAACCTGGATGCCGATGCTGCATCAGGTCAGAAGGTGGTCAGCGTTGTTAGCGTGTCAGGGTTTGCTGTTGGAAACAAAGTCCAGATCATAGACAATAACGGTAACGAGGAAAATGAAATCGCCAGCATTGACGCGGTGAATAACGATTTAACTATGGTGAATAATCTTTCGAGAACCTACACGGTTGCTGCTGCTGGAAAGGTTCTCAAGCTGCCCGGTTGGGTTAGCGGAACTGGCTCAGGAACCATTTCAAGAGCCACCGACCAGAAAATTAAGGGGTCCTGCTCCACGAAAGTGGACGTGACCACCGCGGATTATTATGGCTGCGCCATCTTGTGGTTTTCAAGCTTCACTGAAATTAACTGCAACACGTATCCCAGCTTGACACTACAGATTAGAGCAGCGAGCACATATTCCGGCGACGTCACCATTCAGCTGGAAGATTATGCGGGCATGGTTGTACGCCGAGAAGTTAAGATACGCCTCGGAGAATGGAACCTACTGCAGTTTATGTGTGGTCGCAAGCACAGCGACGAGTGGACCCACAGCCTATTCAACACGCAGGACTTCAACTGGGAAAAGGTAAGAAAGATCCTTGTATATGTTCATTTTTCTGGTACAGGCACCGGAGCTTTCTGGGTTGACAACCTCTTCTTTGACAAGTGTCGATGGAGCGCCGTAGCAGAAGACGCAACCAGCCAAGCCACTTATGGGGTAAGAGAGCTATGCATTATTGACGAGAACCTTGTCAGCACCGACGCTTGTCAAAAAGTTGCAGATGCTGAGCTGAAGTATCGTAAGGATCCTGCTCAGTACCTGCGAATAACTGTGCTCGGGGACCCCAGAATTGAAGCGGGAGAAATGATTCATGTAGTTAGCAGTAACGAAGCTATTAACGCCAACTACAGGATCCAGTCTGTGGAGCACTGGATGAATGACGAGGGAGAGTTTGAAAGTCGACTCACTCTCATAGCAGAGCCTCCTCAAATGGCAATTTTCGTGAGCAAGACAAGGGAGTTGCTGGAAGCCACCAAGAGAGGAACTGGGTACAAGAAGCTGGGGAGATGAGAATGGTGTCAAAAGTTAAGCGCTTTGGCTACGTGCTGTTCGGTGCCGGCGTCGCACTACTGGCCGAGAAGATTGTCAATTACGGAGCCAGCTTCACCTACCCGCCCATCCTGGACCATGGGATTTACGGCTTAATCATGATTATAATTTCATTTATCTTGCTCGCAAGAAGGGAGAGTGGTGAGGGCGCTGGGGCCAGAGCAAGCCTATCAATCGTCCTCGCCAGAGCATCAGACCAGCAGCGCCGAGGTGATGCCCATGAATAAAGAGGTTTTGAAGCAGGTTAAGACTTTGCGGTTGGGCGACCTCATCAGAGTTGATTGGTATGACGCAAGCGTGGGGAAAAGCCTTGCTGCTGGTGGAGTTATTGACGTTCCCGTAAAGAGCTGGGGCATCTACATAGGCATTTTAGGCGAGAGAAACAAGCACATAATCCTTGCGCAGAACAACTTCCGATACACAAATGGGTTATACGACATTGACTACACAGCTATCCCTCTCACCTGGGCCTTAACGATTAAAGTCATTAATGCAGGCGAGGTCTCAGACGAAGAAGCTAAAATATTACTAAACTCCTTCTTGGCCGGTCGCTGCCGCACCCTAAAAAGGAGGGTTACAAACCATGAAAGACTTCGTTAAAAAGGCGTTGACGAGAACCTTCGCGGTGAAGGGTTCGCGAGGCAAAACACAGCATGTTGAGATTCCGCCAAACCAGAAGCTTGTCTACGGCATATACTTCGCCATCACAGCCCTCATCGGACTAATCATTTTGCAGGTAGCGCACATGGCTTTCTTGCGAACATGGAACACCGAGATCTTCGCAGGAATCACTTTCATCATAGGCACCATTCTCGGAGCATTTTTCGGGCAAAAGGGATGACCTCATGCCTAAAGGTAAGCCGTGGACAGCCGAGGAGGAAGCTAAGTTAAAGGCTCTTGTTCAAGCAGACGAAAACGTCGAAAAGATTGCAGCTCAGCTCGGTCGAAGAAAAGAGGCAGTGCTCATGAAGTGTAAAAGGCTCGGCTTGAAAGTTGTTGTTACTAACGGCTATAGCACAACAACTTCTATACCCCTCCCAGCCGAGTTGCCGAGTCCTGAAGAAGCGTTAAAAATGTTGGCTGGAGCGTTGAAGGCTGCTACTCAGCCGGGACTCGACAAGGTTGAGGTGCAGAGGCTTCAGGTTGTGGCCACCCTTGCCCGCACCTACGACCATCTCCTCGCCAATTACGTCCGATATCGAGACATAGAAGCAAAACTTGTGGAGCTGGAGAAAAAGTATGCTCAGCTTGCAGAAAAAGCCAAGGGCGATGCGCCCAAGCCAAATACTGCCCAAATGGTTCAGCCTTCAACATAGTGAAAGGCTCGTAGACGAGGCTGAGGTGGCTAAGGCACAAAAGCTTAGCGATGACCCTATGCAATTTTTTAGACAAGTTGTGGGATTTGAACCTACATACTACCAGATTGAGTTTATCAAATTGTTCTTGGAGAATCAGTTTCTGGCTGCTCGTTGGTGCAGGCAGAGTGGAAAAAGCTGGATTGTTTCAGCCCTACTGTTATGGTATGCTGTCACGCACCCGGACAGTTACATCGCAGTTGTGGGTCCCAGCTGGAGACAAGCCAAGCTAATAATACGGAGAGTGAGCCATTTTGTGCGTAATCTTCCGCCCGGCATGTGCTTCAAACCATTGAAAACCGTTATTCGCTTCACGAACGGCTCCGTCATTGAAGCTTTTCCAAACAACCCAGACACGATTCGGGGTCCCACGCTGCACGTAGTTTACTGCGATGAAATGAATTTCCTGCCCAATGACGAGGAAATGTATGATGCCATTCTCTTCACTCTTGGCACCACAAACGGCAAATTCGTTTGTAGCAGCACGCCTTGGAACAAGGATTCGATTTTCTACAAGATCTTCTATCACCAAGATTACGAGGACTTCGCCAAACACCATGTGACTTGGCAACAGGCAGTTGAGCCTCACGGCCCACTGAAAGCAAGTATCCTCGAGAAGATTCGGAGGCAGTTTGCTGAGGATCCTTGGCGTTGGAAACGGGAAATGGAAGCAGAATGGGCTGAGGACGAAACAACCTGGCTGCCGCAAAGCCTCATCACCAAGTGCATCGACGGAAACCTGGAGCTTTGGGACTTTGACAGTTACCAACAAGGCAAGTTTCTGGCTGGTTTGGACTTGGGCAAATATCAGGATTATAGCGTTTTGATTGTTGTGGAAGAGCTTGACGGCAAATACCTGCTGCGACACTGGAAGGTTTTCCCGCTCGGAACCAAATACGCAACTGTGATAGGCTATGTGAAAACGCTCATGGACCGATGGAAGTACATTGAAAGAACCCGTGTTGATATCACAGGCGTGGGCGAGTATGTCGTCGAGGACATGCAGAACGCTGGCATAGAAAACGTGGAAGGCGTGACGTTCACGGTTCCACGCAAACAAGAGCTGGCAAGCTTACTTAAACAACGAATGTTAGACGGCGTCTATCGGTTTCCTTTTGTAGAACTGAGACTTTCACCAACCATTTTGCTAAGCTACGTCGCAGAATTGAACGTGGAAAGATTCGAGCTACGCAAAGACGGTAGCATCGCGTTCTCGCATCCCCAAGGTCAGCATGACGATACATTCTGGGCCAGCGCCCTGGCAATCTACTGCTCCGTCAAGATGGCGCCTGAACCGTACTTGGCTGTGATTCCAAGATGACAAGGCGGCGTGAGTTTTTCAGGATTACAAAGCAGGCACGCAGATACGACCGGGCCAGCGGTAAGTTCATTATAGATATAGCATACGAAACAGCTGCTCCCAAGCCAACGGATCGTGTTGTCGCTGTGGCTGAGGGCTTCGGCTTGGGCCTGGATCAGTGGGAAAAGTTTGTAGTTTACGATAATGTTCAACTGAAGATTGGCCGCACGGATATCGTTTACATCACAGGGGACTCCGGCTCGGGCAAAAGTGTTCTACTCAAGGCTTTGGAGAAAGACATCAAGCAGGACATGGGGTTAAGCTGCATCAACATCGCAGATATTAAGCCAGAATTGGGTAAGCCACTAATAGAAACCGTTGGCGAAACCCTGGAAGAGGGTTTAGAGCTATTGAGCAAAGTTGGGCTTAATGACGCATTCCTATTTTTACGCACCTATGAGCAGCTAAGCGATGGCCAGAAATACCGATATAAAATAGCTAAAATGGTTGAATCTAAGGCTGAGGCCCAATTCTGGATAGCGGATGAGTTCGCGGCAACACTTGACAGAGACACAGCTAAGATTGTGGCTTATAACCTGCAGAAACTCGCAAGGCAAAATGGCAAGGCTGTTTTGGCAGCCACGACCCACACAGACCTGTTTGAGGATCTGCGTCCATCAGTGCATATTCACAAGCGGTTTGGAAAAGAAATCTGCGTAGCATACTACACAAATGAGCCAGCAAAAGAATGCAGCCTCGTTAAAGAGATGTGTGTTGAAGAGGGAACATTCAAGGATTGGAGACAGCTCGCAGGCTTCCACTACCGTAGTCACAAGATAGCGGGACCACGCAAAATCTTCTGCCTCAAGCGTGGAGATGAGTTATGCGGCGTCATCGTCTACTGTCATCCTGGACCCTGCACCTTCGGAAGACGCACGGTCTTGCCGAAGATGAGCATGAGAGAGCTGAATGAAAAACTAAGTGTTATTAGCCGGGTGGTTGTGCATCCAAAATACCGCACCGTTGGCTTAGGTGTTAAACTTGTGCGTGAAACCTTGCCTTTAGCAGGGCCGCCCTACGTTGAGATGCTTGCTGTCATGGCGAAGTACAATCCTTTCGCCGAGAGGGCTGGAATGCAGAAAATAGCTGAGCAGCCACCGCCAAAAGAGGCGTTACGTATTGCGGAAACACTACAGCATTTAGGATTCAACACCCAACTACTTGGAAGCCAAAAATATGTGTTAAACAAGCTGCAAACTCTTAGGGGCGAAGATTTAGCAAAAGTGAGGGAGGCGTTCATTAAGCATAGCCACACACGCTTCATGAAGTACTTCTTCTTCCATATCCCCTACGGAAGGAAACAGCCTTACGCTGAAGAAATAATGAAGGCAAGCCTGGACAAACTTGCACAATTAATCAAAGTCTGCGGCCTGTTACTGCAAACAAAAGTTTACCTTTTTTGGAAGAGACGCTTGACCGTCACACAAGATATCTTGTTAGATTAGCTTTGGAGTTTACTAAAGTTCCATACTTGATTTAAGCCTGAAAGATAAATAGGATACCAAACTCATAGATAAACAAAGGAGAAGGTCTTGGACCCAACCTACATAGCGGTTGTGATGATCGGGCTTTTACATGGATTAGAGCCGGGACACGGTTGGCCAGCTGCTTTTCTGTATTCTGCAAGTACACGTAGGCCCCTTTTCTACGGTTTTGTCAGCTCATTTATAATCTCACTTTTCCATTTTATATCGTCGATAGCCGCAGTTGCTGCATATGTTTTAATCAGTTACTTTGTTAGTCTTTCAACCCCCTTCATGAAGTATGTTGCGGCGGTTTTACTGATAATACTTGCTTTTAGGGTTTTTAGAGAGGACGTAAAGAACCAATTTGAAAAACAGCATGGACATATCCATGAAACTCTGGAGAAGATTGAACACGAACATGAGCATGAACATCCGGGTATGGGTTGGCACACCCATTGGCACAAACATGCTAAAAGGGTGGCGTTGAGCCTGTGGGGCATAGCCACCTTGGCCTTTATTCTCGGCTTCGCCCATGAGGAAGAGTTTGCACTCTTAGCCTTAGCTGTTGGAGGCATTAACCCACTGATGCTGATGATATCTTATGCCGTATCCGTTACTGTAGCGCTCATGGGAATCACACTTGTGAGCGTTAAGGCGTATAAGGATCTCCAGCCCAAGATCAAACGTTACGAGAAGTACATTCCTAAGATAACGGCCCTCATCCTTCTAATAATGGCCATCGCTTTTATTCTTGGCTTAGCTTGAGTCTATCTTGGCTCGCTCCTTTCGTCTTGGCGCGACCCTCAAAAAATCTGCTATGCTTTCTGCCGCACCTCGCCAACGCCACGTAATGCTTAGCGTCAATTTTCAGTGGCAGAATGCTAAATGATGGTTTCTAAAAGGAAGATGAGTATGGCTGTGATAATCCCGACCCCAACCATTTGAAGGCCATATAAGAAAACGTTTCCTCTCGCAGTTCTCCCTAAATAGAAACCAAGCGAAAACAATATAGCCAGAGTAAGGATGAGCGAAGTCATGTACGCGTTTCCGATTGAAAGCAGATTCATTCGAGTGAGGACGAAGGGTATAAGAG